CCGAAAGACCACTTCAAAAAAGTCAAAGCGTTCATCAAGCAAGCCAACGAAATCGAGTACGGCGACAAGAGAGAGGAAACGGGCGATGGCGAATGAGCAGGTAAGGCATGAGGCTCCGAAGACTGGGCCAGTGACCCATACGGGAGCGAAAGCTCCTGAAAAGCCGGCGCTCAACATTGGGCAGCCGGCAATTACGATGAAAGAGGCTCCTGAGAAGACGACGGAGATGGGCAAGTCCATCCGGGAGCATGTGGAGGGCATCATGAAGAAGCACGTCCCCGGCGACCCCAATCTGCCGAGCCCGACAGAAACCACTGTGCGGGCGTTGAGCCTGCGATGCCTGCAACTCCTTGCTGAAGTAGAGGCGATTGCGGCGCAGATTGAGTTGTACGAGGTGCCGAAGGAGGATGATGAGAAGCGCGCTGACGCGAAGAAAGCAGAAGCGGCTGCAAAGGCACATCAGGAGAAGAAGGAAAAGCAACCCGCGTAGACGATGACCTACCAAGAGATGGCCATGTATGCGAGCCTCATGTCGTGGAGCAATAATTGTTCCGCGGAATGGGCAGCGATGGCCAAATATTATCGCGAACAGGCAGAAGCTTCAGAGGAGGAAACCATGGCTAAAGCAACTGCACGGGAAGGCGAGGCGCGCAAGACACCGGAAGAAGTACAGGCTGAAGTTGACGCGATGGTGCAGCCCTTGGCCGACTACCTGGTGGAAGCCTCCGACCATAATCTGCCGATTGCGCACAGGGCAGGACAGCTTCTGCGGGAAGCCTCTTCCCTGATTGTGACGGTGGCGTCAAGCCCGGAGCCGCCGGTGGAGTTGGTGCCGCCGCCGGGTGGGGAAGAGATTCCCGTGGCTACCAAGATGGCCCCGCTATTTGAGCCTGCTCATAAGTGAGTGATGCCGGGGTTCTGGACAGAGAGCCCGCGCTTGACGAACTCGACCTCGGCTACATTGCCCGTCCCCAATTCGAAGCCTTCCACGCCAGAACCCAACGCTGGGGCGTGATTGTCGCGCATAGGCGCGCCGGCAAGACCGTCGCGTGCGTGATGGACCTGATTGACAGCGCCATCAGGTGTGAGAAGCCCAGGCCAAGATTCGCGTACATTGCTCCATTATATAAACAGGCAAAAACGGTAGCTTGGGATTATGTCAAGCAATACGGATTACGAATACCGGGAGCGGTGGCGTCAGAGAGCGAGTTGCGATTGGACCTGCCTGGTGGCGGCCAAGTGCGGCTGTTCGGGGCCGACAATCCTGACGCACTACGCGGAATGTATCTTGACGGGGTTATATTGGATGAAGCGGCGGATATGTCGCCGCGGGTGTTCTCGGAAGTCATAAGGCCGGCCTTGTCCGACCGCCAAGGCTGGGCGTTTTGGATTGGCACCCCCAAGGGGCAAAACGATTTCTATGACCTGGTCTATGGCGTTAAGGGTGGGTTTGAAGGCGCCCTCGCCTCCCCGGACTGGTTTTATCTGTGCCTTAAGGCGTCTGAGACTGGGATATTGCCACAAGAGGAATTGGAATCTGCCAAGCGCTCCGGGATGTCGCCGGAGCAATACGCTCAGGAGTTCGAGTGCTCGTTCCAAGCGGCTATCATGGGGGCCTATTACGGGCACGAGCTGGAGGCGGCCGAAAATGAGAACCGCCTGACGAAGAATGTCTACGATAGGACCCTGCAGGTTCATACGGCATGGGACCTTGGCCACTCCGACGCTACAGCCATTTGGTTTTATCAGCAGCAGGGCTTCGAGATTCGGATTATCGACTTCTACTTTGCGACCGGGCATGCGCTGGACCATTATGTGACTGAGTTGCAAGGGAAGGCGGCGAGCCCTTCGAATATCGGCGGCTACATCTACGGCCGACACTACCTCCCGCACGACGTGGAGGTCAAAGAGCTGGGCAGCGGCAAGACGCGCGTGGCAACGCTGCGGGGCCTGGGTATGCAGAACATCATCGTCGTCCCGAAGCTCAACGTTGATGAGGGCATCAACGCGGTGCGCAAGATATTCCCGCGCTGCTGGTTCGATAGAGAGAAATGCGCGGACGGCATCAAGGCGCTGCGGCAGTACCGGCGCGACTGGGATGACGTGCGCAAGGTCTTCTACGAGAAGCCCTACCATGATTGGGCGAGTGACCCGAGCGACGCATTCAGATATTTGGCGATAGGCCTGCAGGACCCGGAAGGCCGCAAGGCGGCAGGGCCAAAACGCGACAAGAAATGGATTTATTAACAAAAGCCTGTTTACAGGCGTCTTCAAGGATAGAGCATGGCCAAAAAAATGTCGGACGGGGAATTGAGCGCCATCCTTGACGGCTGGGTGACCGATGCGCGCTCCTTCGACCGCTCCGACTTAGAACTCTCACGCGAATGGGCCATCAAGTTCTACGACGGCGAGTGCGATATCCCGACTCAGGAAGGCCGCTCCCAGGTCGTCTCGCATGATGTAGCGGACGCGCTGGAATGGATATTGCCGGCGTTGCTGCGCATCTTCACCGCTTCCGCCACGACTGCAATCTATGAGCCAGTCAGCCAGGAAGATGAGATTGGCGCCAAGCAGGCGACAATGTGCATCAACCACCTGTTCCAGAATGAGTGTGAGGGATACCGAATTTTGCATCACGCCATGCACGACAGCCTGTTGCATGGCAACGGGCCCGTCAAATCCTGGTTCGAGCACGCCAAGGAATACAAGGTGGAGACGGTGCGAGGCTTGAATGAGATGGAATATCAGGCGCTCTTGTCCGAGCCGGACTTGGATGAGGTGCTGGAGGTGACGGAATATCCCGAGGGTCATCCAGAATTGGCAGAGGAAGGTGAGCCGCCGACGCTGGATGACGAAGAGGGTGAGGGTGAAGGCAAGGCAGAAGGCGAGGGATATACCTGATGGCTTATATGCCCGGTCCTGGTGGACCTCCTCCTCCTGGAATGCCGCCCGGTGGACCTCCTGGAATGCCGCCTGGACCTCCCGGACCTGGACTGCCTGGCATGCCGGGACCGCCGCCGCCTCCTGGAATGGGCGACCCGAATCAACCGATGCCGGGAGAAATGCCGCCGCCTATGATGGTCCCGATGGGGCCGCCGATGCTCTACGACGTGAAAATCAAGCGTTGTATCAAGAGCGGGCAACTCAAGTGCAAGAATATCCCGCCGGAAGACTTCCTCATTGATCCCAACGCGACAAAGCTGCGCGATGGCGGCGGCCGCTTCTTTGGCGACGTGTCGCGAATGACGCGAAGCGAGGCCAAGCTGAAATGGCCCAAGAAGGCCGAGACAATAGACGAAATGCCGGCATGGACGAGCGCGTCAGGTGAATATGGAAGAGAGAAGCAAGCGCGCGACCAGAGATATTGGTCATTTCGGGAGACCTTCACCGACAAGGCCAGCGAGGAGGTCGAAATCGTCGAGTGCTACATCAACATCGACTTTGATGGCGATGGCGTCTCCGAGTGGCGGCAAGTCTGCTTCGGCCCCAACCATGGCGAGGATGCCATCCTTTCCAACGAGGAGGTCGGCGACCATCCCTACGACAGCGTGACTGCCAACCCGATGCCGCACCGGTATCGCGGTCGCTCGCTGTACGATGATGTCGGCGACATCCAGCGGGTGAAGACGGTCCTGGAACGCCAGTTGCTGGACAACATCTACCTGCTCAATCAGCAGCAGATTGCGGTCAATGCCAGCGTCGTCGCCAACATGGACGCGCTCACCAATCCCGAAATTGGTGGCGTGGTCATCACCAACGGCAACCCGGCGGAAGCCATCCTGCCGCTGGTGATTCCGTTCCAGGCCGACAAAATCATGGGGACGCTGACCTACTTCGACCAAATCATGGAAAAGCGCACCGGCGTGTCGCGCTCTACCTTGGCGATGGACACCGATGCGCTGCAGTACCAGACCGCGGCGGCGGTCAATCAGACGCAAACGTCATCCTATTCCAAGGTCGAAACCTACGCCCGCAACATTGCGGAGTGCGGTGGGCTGAAAGAACTCTTCGGAAGACTCCTTAAACTGTTCGTGGAAAATCAGAAGGCCGTAAAACAGATAAAGGTCAACGGCAATTTCATCCCGATGGACCCGCGCGGCTGGAATGCCGACATGCACGTCACAATAAATATTGGATTGGGGTCAGGAAGCAGAGACAGAGACCTGGCTACGCTGGGTGGAATTGCACAAAAGCAGGAATTGTCCATCCAAGGCTTGCAGAGCCCCTTCAACCCGATATGCAATGTCAGTCATTTGTTCACCACCTACCGGAAAATGGGGGAAATTGCGGGGCTCAAGAGCCCGGAGCAGTTCTTTCCCGAGATTACCCAGCAAGATGTCATGCAAATGGCCCAGCAGCAGGCGCAGCAGCAAAAACAAGCGCCGCCGCCGCCCGAGGTGATGAAAATCCAGGCCGACATGCAGCTCGGACAGCAAAAACTGCAAGCCGAGACGCAAATGAAGCAGATGGAAATCAACGGCAAGATGCAGGGCGACAATAACCGCGCTCAACTCGACCAACGACAGGCCGAGCAGAAGGCACAGAAGGAATTGGTGCAGGCCCAGGCCGATGTGGCCGTGCAGCAGCGCAAAGCACAGACCGAAAGCGACCTCGCACAGCAACGCTTCAACCTGGAAAGCGACCTCAAGACCCAGGAATTTGCCATGAACCTCGCCATGAAGCGCGCTGAGGTCATTGCAAAGTTTTCAACGCCGCAAGGCCAGGACGAAAACGGAAATCCCATCAAAGCCGACTCGAGCGCCATGGAAATGGCCCTCGCACAACTGGATAATGTGACTCCCATGCCCAGCAAACGTGACGACGCCAATCAGGCTGCCTTGATGCAAATCATGCAGCAGAACGCGCAGATGATGCAGCAGTTCGCGCAGGCCATGCAGCAAATGGCGGACCACATGGCGGCGCCGACCGAGATTGTGCGCGACCCGCGTACCGGCAAAGTCGTCGGCTCGCAAAAGCGCGTCAACGGACGAATGAATTAACCATGGCCATGGCGGAAAAACAGGACCTTCCCAAGTTCTTTGGGGAGGTCTCCTGGCGTTGTCACGAGTGCGGCAAGAAAACCGAGCGCGAAAACCTGCATTGGATAGACAGCCGCTTGCTGTGCATCGAATGCGTACCAAACAAAGGAGATTGACGTGGCCGTCAACTATCTCACAAGCGTTAAAAGTTCTCGGATGACGGCGGTTGTTACCGCCCTTGATGCTGGCACTGCTGGAACATTGGAGATTGCCACGGCGGCGTATGCCTCCATTCTGGCAACCATCACTATCCAGAAGCCGAGTTTCACCGAATCCGGCGGCGTGCTCACCTTGGCAGGGCCTCCTGGCACGCCACTTACCGCCACTGCGAGCAATACCGGCACGGCTGCGGTAGCGCGTTTCAAGAGCAGCGCCGCCGCCATCATTATCACCGGCTTGACCGTTGGCACCTCGGCAAGCGATATCATCCTCAACAGCACCAGCATCACGTCAGGGCAGACCGTCTCAATCACCGGCACCAACACGATTACCCACTCTCCATAAGCAATGCGCAATTCGTGGCTTCCGCCAGAATGGAACGGGCAGCGACGGATTGCGCATCCAGTCAATTGGACGCGACTTCCCGAGTTCGATGTCGGCGTTGCCCACGTTCAATATCGAGTAGACCACGGCCACGAAAATCGCTGGTACCTGTACGTCCGCAAGTTCAATGAGGCGGATGTCAAAGCGTTCCCGGTGCTGGCGTCCACCGTCATCACTTCCTCGCCCGGCTCAACTCAGACCATCACCTCGGACCCGACTTGGAATAACGGCGCCAACACAGTTGAGTGCATCGGCGCGGGTGCGCGCGGCGCGATAGGAAACACGACCGCAACATCAGGCGGTGGTGGAGGCGGCGGGGCCTATACCAGAGTTACCAATCTCAACATTCCCACACCCGGCACCACGCAATACTTCGCCCAGGTCGGCGGCACGACGGCAACCAACGGCTCGGCCGGCGGCGCAACATGGTTGACCCTCACCTCACCCGGCACCGTCTTTCCATCACTTGGCCAAACGGCTTGCGGTGCCCAGGGCGGGGCCGCGCTTGCCTCGGCAACCTCTCCAACCGGCAGTGCTGGCGGAAACAACACCAGCTCTTACCCGCAAGGAGCTGGTGAGCTTGCGCGTGCTGGCGGCACGGGTGGCAATGCCGCTGCATCAGCTAGTGCTGGCGGTGGCGGCGGCGGTGCTGCCGGGCAAATAAACGGGGGAAGCGGTAGCGGCACTGCGGCCGGCGCAGGTAACGGTGCCACCAGCGGCGGCGGTACTGCTGGAACGGCCGGGAGCCCTGGTGTAGCCGGTGGCGCAGGCACCAACATCCAGACCGGCCCAAATGCAGGCTCCGGTGGTGGCGGCGGCGGCGGTAACGCCGCGCCCTCAACTGGTGGAGCAGGCGGGCTCTATGGTGGTGGCGGCGGTGGCGGCGGGCGCTCCAACGGTGTTGGCGGTCAAGGTGCGCAAGGCGTCATCGTCCTCACCTGGACGCCGATTTTTGCCGGTACCCTCGTTGTTACCGAGGCTGCGGATACCCCGGCCTTCCCCAGTGGCAAGGTCGAATGGCGAGCAAATCTCGCAACACAGGAAGGCACGCCCTACGAGCTGCTGCTGCACTTCGATGGCGCTAATGCCTCGACAACGATAGTCGATAGCGGCGGAAAGAATTACACCGTCACCCCGCACGGCGCCGCACAGATAGACACCTCGCAGCCGGTGTTTTCCAACAGTGCGCTGAAGCTGGCGGCTGCCGGCGATTACTGTGATGTCACGCTCGCCAGCGCCATCTTTGGGACTGTGGACTTCACCGTCGATTTCCGCGCCAGGCTCACGTCTGGCAGCACAGCTCAGATGTTCTATGACGGCGGCTATGCTTCCGGCAACTTCAAGATTGAGTACGACGGCACGAATCTAAAGTTCACCAGTCCCGCTGGCACCATCACCGGTTCAGCGCTCTCAGCAAACACCAATTATCACATCGCGGTTACACGGGCGGCCGGCTCTACGCGCATGTTCTTGAACGGTGTGCAGCAGGGAAGCACGCTGACCGATTCGACGTTCTACACTTCTGCCTTCGGCTATCCCCAAATCGGCACAGGCGCGGCCGTTGTTGCCGGTACCTTGGTTGTGACTGAGGCGGCTGATACAGCCGTGCTGACTGGTTCCGCTGCGGGCGGCCTCGATGCGGCGACCACCGCGTGGATTGCAGCGGTTGGCAGCGGCAACGTAGACACTGCGCATCGCGGCTATGTCGATACTCTAATTGTCGGTCTCAAGACAGACGGCATCTGGAGCAAGCTCGACCGGCTCTGGCTCTATGCAGCACAGAACACGAATAGCGCGCTCGTTGACATCGTTGCTACGAGCATGGCCACGGCGGCAAATTCGCCGGCCTTTACAGCAGACCGGGGCTATGCGGGTAATGGTTCTACCGCAAACATCGACACCGGATTTAATCCGGCATCTGGAACTCCGCATTTTGCGCGGGACAGTGCTTGTGCCTTCGGATGGAGCAATACATCGGGCCTGGAAGGCGCTGGCTTCCTTGGTCAAGGCTTCTCGCCATTCTATACCCGTCTTTTCCCAGCCTTCACCGATGGCAATTGTTATTGGAATATAAACAGTCAAACCACTATTGGCGTTGCAAACGCTGGGGCAACCGGCCTGTACTCCATGAACAGGTCTGGGTCTACTCAGGCCAATATATATCTCAATGGCTCCTCACTCGGAACGACTAGCGATGCGTCAGTCGCCTTTGGTTCCAGTGATTTTTTTGCTCTGGTCGCCGATGCGGCGGGAGCATTGTTTAGTGCCAAGCAGATATCCTGCATGGGCATGGGTGGTAGCCTCACGGCCACGGAGCAAGGCAACCTCTATTCTCGGCTCCGCACCTACATGACGAGTGTCGGGGTTCCCTGATGATGATTCTTCTGACTTCGGAAGAAGCCGATAAGGTGCGCGGACCAACCCAGCCCGGTCATGCGCTGATGCCGCGGAAACTCAAGAGTGGTGACTTCGTGCTTCCGCCCGAGGTTATGGACGACCCCATGCACGCCGAGCACCACGATTTTCTCAATGGCCTACCGCTGATAGCCGACCCCCATCAAGATGATTATTACAATATTAGTGGCGCTACCGGAGCCGCTGGAGCGTCATGACCACGTGGCTTGACGAATTTAGAATCGTCAAGGGGACTGCTGCTTGGACTTCCGGCTTTACGCCGCCCACCGTTGCCTATGCCACCGGCGACATTCCGGCCTTCACGGGGCTCGTCACAGACCGCACCGCTGTACTGGCAACGACAGAAGCGGCCGATACTGCGGCCTTTGCCGGCACAGTTGCCTCGCCCGCCGTTACCGGCACGCTAATTGTTACGGAAGCCGGCGACACTGCCTCGTTCCCGAGCGGTAAGGTCGAATGGCGAGCAACCCTAACCACTACGGAAGCCAGCGACACCGCAGCCTTCAACGGCACTGTCTTATCGGTCGTTACCGGCACACTGGTAACAACGGAAGCGGCGGACGTTGCAAGCTTCAACGGCACCGTTGCCACTCCTGGCACAGTTACCGGCACGCTGGTTGTTACTGAGGCGCCTGACACTGCGGCCTTCAATGGCGCCGTCACAGGTGTTGCAGGCACGCTAACGGCCACGGAAGCGGCCGATACTGCGGCCTTCAATGGCCAAGTTCTGAGTGCTGTCACCGGCACCTTAACTGCGACGGAGGCGGCCGATACCGCTGCCTTCACCGGAAGCCTCTCGCTCCTCGGTATCAGCGCCACACTCACGGCAACTGAAGCGCCAGATACTGCATCGTTCACCGGCACGCGTTCCAGTACGGTTTCCGCCAAGCTGGTCACCTCGTTCACGCCAGCCGCAAATCGAAACGACCTGACGTGCCTTGTGGGAATGGAGTTCCGTCTCACAGTCGATACTCCGTTTAACGGAGTTGGCATTCGCTGCGGGCTCAACAACACCGGCCTACACAGCGTAGAGCTATACGACCGCACTACTCATACGCTGTTACGGTCGGCCAACGTTGACCTGACCGGCAAAACAGAGGGGACGTTCTATTACGCCGATATCACGCCAATCACCTTGGTCGCGGGGACAACTTACGCGCTGATGGCGCGGGTCACGGGGGGTGATGGTCAGCAGTGGTCCGAATTTGGACCCACAACACTAAAAGACGCGCAGCCGGGGAGCGTGTTTGCAACCTACGAGTATCCGCTGGGCTCTGGGTTCACCACCACAGTCAACGGCAACTACCAATATGTTGGTGTTGACCTCAGTTACTCGGTAACTGTCAGCGACGTTGCTCCCATCCGAGGTGGTGGGGATGCGTGGGTTGACTACGGACGGGAGAAGCGACGCAAACCTCGCGGCCTAAGACAGGCCGAGAAGTTCTTTGAGGAACAGCAGCAAGCGCGGGACGCCGAAAAGCGCCGCCTTGAGGAAGTTGCTCAACGCGCCAGAGCAAAGGCAGAGCAGGCCGCCGCAGAGGCGATGCAGGCCGGCGAGATGGTACGCGCCGAGGCCATTCTTGCCGCAGCAAGAAACCAACAGCAGCGGCAAAGCCACATCGACAGCATGATGATGGCACTGGCCAACGCCAAGGTGAATGCAGCGCAAGACCGATTGCTACAGGTTCGGCAACTGCAGGCAATGGAAAGGGACGAGGAGGACGCTATCACTCTCCTTCTCCTACACTGAGGACATCACATGGCAGACCCCACCTCGCGCGATTTCATGGATTGGCGCACGCGCTTTGCCAACGCCACGCCCCCGTTGCGGCAGAACATGCTCAACTCGCAAAACGACAGTGCGGGCGTGATGGAAGCCATCAACAACATGCCCTACGTCTTCGACCCGCGAAAATTCCTCGGACAACCGGGCAACTACACCCAGATTGGGCAGTCGCAGGGCCAAATCTCGCAGGCCGTTAACCCCAACAAGATGTCGCCGGCCGCATTGGCGCAACTCGGCGGCTTGCCCGCGCCCATAACCGCAACAACGGCACCGCCGAGTGATTTCCAAGGTCTGTTGCAAATGCTGGGTCCGCAGTTTGGGCCGCTGCTGAACAGTCTCTTCCCCGGAAGGAGCTAAATCATGAGTGCAACGACCGCCGGAAGCAAAGGCGCTGGCCCCGGAAGTGAAATCAATCCGGCCACGCTCCCCCCGGAACTGCAGCAGTACTGGCAGAACCTTCCTGCTCTGGCCAACCTGCTTGCAGCGGGCACGAATGGGCCTGCTGTTACGACCGGTAGCGGGCCGACCGATGCCGGTGCTATTCCAAATTACAACGCGGGCAATCCCCTTCCGGCTGCTCCCAGCATGAACGGCCAAGGCCAGAATCCGCTGGGTGGTTTGTTTCAACAGATGTTCGGTAATCGTCGTCGTGGTGGCGGCAATGGTATGCGTACCGGCGGCGGTGGCGGCGGCATGGCATCGGACCCCAACAAGCCGCCCGGCATTACTGACCGCGTGTGGGACGCTAGTGGGCATAACCTCCAGCAAGCCCAAGCGCGCATGGCCTTCGAGGCGGCGAAT